AGTAGTTGCGCTGTGCCGCTGACGCCGCTGCGTAGGACAGCACGACATTGGCGTCGGCCGTGATCGAGCCGAACGCGGTGATGATGTCGGTGCGCAGCTTGTTGGCAGCCCAGTTCTTCAGCACTGAGCGTGCGCCCTGGAGCAGATCGATGACGGATTTCTGCTCGTCCCAGTCGCTCACCGCAACCGCGTGGCGAAGTACGCTAACGGTGACGTTCAGCGAGCGAGCGTTGAGGATTTCCTCATTGCCCTCAAGCACTGTGTTGCCGGTGACGCCAGCGCCCACGAGGTTGCGGACGGTGGGGAAGACGATGGTGTCGCCTGGTTTCCTAGTCAAATCGGTCTGGAGCTGGATCATCGCGTCCATGCTCGTGCCGAAGTAGGGCGAGAACTGGTTTTCGCGGAGGAATTCGACCCAGAAGTCAGACTGCCATTGGATTGGCGTCAGGCCCGGTCTTGCCGGGGTAGCAATCATGTCGGCCATCGCCGAGCACTCCTATTTACATCGCTCCTTTCGTGTTGATCGCGCCCGTTGAATGCTCGGCGGCAGCCACTGCGCCCGTTTCGGTCGGCGGCACCTGGGTAGGCACTTGCGCCCGTTAACCCCGGCGGCGGGTAGGCACGTCAGAACCGGCGAAACTGTCCGTTCGCCGACCGTCGATTCTGCACTGGAGCCAACACGTCCTCGAGGCTCGGTTCTCCGGTCCAGGTACCTGCTGTGCGTCCTGCGACGCTGCGCGCGGTGGCGAGCGACGGCTGCATGCCCACGGCGGGTGATGGTGGAGGTGCGGCTTTCGCCTCGGCCTCCCACTTGGCGCGGGCTTCGGCCTCGATGCGTGCGCGGTAGGCTGACGGGTCGTCGCCGACCTCGCGGAGATGCCGCAGCCGGTCCACCTCGCGCGTCATCCAGGCGTAGGGATTGGTTTGGCTGTAGAGCTTGCCGAACAGCGTCTGATCGCGGGCAGCGAGTTGCTTGAACTCGTTCACGTACTCATTCAGCTTCTCGTCGCCGATCTTCTCGCGGATGCGTTCCTCGGAGTTATTCAACCGCTCGTTGAGCAGCACCTGCTGCAACCGCGCGGTGAAGCCCACCGGATCCTGCGCCGGATCGATCGGCTGCAGCGGCGGCATTTGCTCAGGTGGTGGCTGGCGGGCCTCCTCCTGCTGGCGACGGATCGCGGTCAGCTCGCCCTCAAGCCTGGCCGCACGCTCCTTCCAATCTTGGCGCTTGCGTCGCTCATCCTCGTAGGCGCGGCGGGGGATGACCGGCTCGCCGTCAAGCGGCTGCGGCGGCTCTCCGTCGTCCTCAGGGGGCTTGGACTCTGGTGCCGGCTTTGCGTCGGCCTTCGGCTCCGGCGCCTCCTGGCGTGGCTCTGGGGCCTCGCGCGGGGTTGGTTCCTGGGTTGCCGCCTGCGCCTCGGACGCAAGGAAGCTGTCGAGTTGCTCGTTAGCCATAGTCGTGTCCTTGGATTAGGCCGGCGTCAGGGCGCGGTGGGCGCTGCCGGCTGTGGGATATCTACTGCCGCGGTTGAGTCGGATACGGCGGCGCCGATGGTCGCCGTGGCGGCGATCCCCACCGTGCCCACTCCTCCGCGAGCCAGCGATACGGGTCGCTCTGCTCGTAAAGCATCATAAGGAGCATCGGACTGCGTATTGCGGCAGCCTTGAAGTCGCGGACGAGACCATCGACCTTGCTCGCGCCTATTCTCTTACGCAGGCGGTCCTCGCTGGCGTTCAGTCGCTTGTTAAGCAGGCGGTGCCGGAATTTGATCATGCTGGTGCTGCCGGCTGTGGGATCGGCGTCTGGGCGAGCCGATTGGTCGTTACGATCGTCTGGTGCGTATTCGCGATATCGCCGACCGTCTGGTGCGGGATCTGCGCCGCTTTCGCAGCGGAGAGCGCGGCCTGCGCCTGCGTGTTGCGGATATCGGCCGCCTTCTTGTGCAGGTCCACCAGGTGATGGGCCATAGCCATTGCCGGCGTCATCTGCTCCGGATCAGGCGGTGGCTGCTGCTGCATTCCCTGCACGCCCGGTGGGTTGTCCGGTGCGACGTTCGGCTGGCCGTAGGGTGGCGCGCTGAAATCGCTGTGGATGCCGTGGATCTGCTTCACGGCATTGACCTTGCGCTCCTGTGCGAGCGCCATATCCGCCGCCGCCTTGGCCTGCTTGCCCTGGATGTCTGCCTGGGCGTGCGCCTGAGCGAGTTGCCCGGCCTGCTGCTGCGCCTGGCCCGCCTGCTGCTGGTGCGCCTGCATGCGCTGCAAGAGCATGTCCTTGTCTTTGAGCCCGCTTGCCGCAATGAGCACGTCGCCCGGTATCAGTCCAGGCTGCATGCCGGCTAGTTGCACCAACGTGGCAAATTGTTCCGCCTGGAGGCTCGGAATGTCGATGCCTTCCTCGATAGTAATGTCCACATCGAGGTCGGTGATGTCGTTCTCAATGCCCACAACCTGCTGCAACCGTGGATCGTCGGGCTGTAGCTGCATGCGCTGCATCATCTGCATCCGCATCTGCTCCGGCATGGCCGCCAGCTTGTCCATCACGCGGATCGGGCGGTTGATGCCAACCCATGTCGTGCCGTTGAGTTCGTCCGTGATCCGCACCCACTTGCCGCCGGACCAATACTCGCGCGCCGCCATCCAGCAGCTTTCGTAGAGCCGCCGCGACCAATAGCGCAGCGCATCGGCCAGCGGCTCGTTCTGCGCCTGGCCGCCCGCCTGCTGGGCCAGGATGGCGCGTCCGCTCAGTTCCCGCGGATCGGTGCCGGACAGCGCCGCATTGGGGCCGGAGAGTTGCATCTCGGCGGTGGCGTGCTGCAGTAGCTGGAATTGCCCGGTGGCGAGATCGGCGCTCTGCTCGATCTCGAACTTCATGCCCGGCATCACCTCGATGTAGCCGTCCGGGCGCGCCACCTCGCGCCGCGCCTTGTCCACGTCCGCCACGGCGCCCTGCTCGGCCACCACCTGGCGGACGGAGAGCAGGTGCAGCGCCTTCGAGCGCCGCTTGTTGATCTCGTCCTGCAGCGAGATCAGCCCGCGCACCATGCCGTAGCGCTGGTTCTCGCGATTGATGTAGGCGCTTTGCAGCAGCAGCCCGCAGCACGACTTGCCCTTGCGGTCCTTGAACTTCGAGCGCTGCGGCGCGGCCAGAATGCCTTTCTTGGTGAACGTCGCCTGCCACCATATGTCTTTCTCGGACCAGTGGCATTGCACAACGCGCACACGGCGGCGGCGGTTGTCGGTCCAGAACGCGGTCTCGGGGCGATCGTTGTAGTAGAAGTCCACCGACGAAAAGCTTGCCTCGATCACGTCGTCGCCCTCGGGATACATGCCCTCGAGCTGGTCCCGGTCCATCCAGATGACCAAGCCCTTGTAGCGGGCGTCACCGAAATCCATCGAGCGGCTGTGCGGGTCGTAGAAGATGCGGTCCCACGGCACATGGGTGATGGTGATATTCGCGCCGCCCTGGCCGTCGTCCTCCAGGCCGAGTTCCGCGCATCCCGCCCCCTCGATGAGCATATTTTCAAATACCGCCGACCTAACAAGGGAGAACGAGTTGTCGTCGGCGATGAACCGCAGTGCCTGCGTGGCGGCCATTGCGCGGTCTTCTTCAGAGGGAGTTCTCGCGAATGCCTTCGGGTCTGTTCTTGCTTTACGCTCCATGCCGCATAATAGAGCGACTTTTTCGTGTATCTTATTCACGACTATAGGTGGCTGCCCTCTTTTCTTTAGTTCGTCTAGTTCTTCTTTGGACCACTGATCGTGATCATAATACGAGCGCGCCTGCTCGGCCATTGCGATTTCATCTTGCCGCGCCAACTCGCTCTCCTCGAACCAGCGAACGAGCTTGTCGTGCAGGTCGTCGAGATCGCGCGGATACTCGTCGCCGCCTGACGTTAGGTCGCTGACGGCCGGCGGCTGGTCAGGGCCGCGTGGCTCGTGGACGTGGATGTGGATAGCGGTGTCGCTCATTGGCTCGGTTGCTGGGTTCCGGCGACGGCGGCCTTCACTGCGGCCTCACCAAAGTCCCTGAACCACGCTGCCACGAACGCGAGGCGGTCGGCGTCGGTGCGGACACCATCGGCCTTGGCGTATGCGGCGAGGAACGCGGCGGCCCACTTGTCGGGGTCGGCGCCGACCTCGCGCTGGAACCGCGCGCCGGAGAGGGGTTCAGTCATCGCGAGCGAATGACGTATCTCGTCCCGGACCCACCCTGCAAACGCTTGGCGATCGG